TTTATCATAACTACCCGACTCATTGGCCATCATCTCTACTAAACCTGCATCCCAATCTAGCAGCTCTTGATCTGCGACAAACGTCTTTTGACTTATTTTATTTTGTACTATCCATAATGTAAATTCTGTTGTAGTTGGTGCTTGATTTGTAATTGAGTACTCTACCGTGCATTCTTGTAAATACAATGATTGGTTTCTTGCTTTGGCATTATCTGCATCTAATGTAATCCATGCCGGACCTGTTGCATTATTTAACTTAGCATGTCTTTCCCATAACTCTATTAGTTGTGCTGATCCACATATACCTGTGTTTCCAGTGCTATTAATTCCTGAAACAGATTGTACTCCTTGCGCTGTTGACGCACATGAGAATACTCGTTGTTGTTCATAAAATACTGGTTGTTTCGACCATGTTAGTGTTTTTGCCATTTTCGGTCTCTTATAACTCAGATATGATTTGGTTAAGTAATTTGCTATACCACTACCGATCACTGTTTCTCCTTTTCTTTTTTTCTTTGTCATTGTTCGTGTAAAACTTCTCCCTCCTCTTGTTCTTTTTCTACTCCTTCCTCCTTTTCGTACTCTACCTACCTCAGTGGAGCCACCCCCGCCACCAGGTTTGTACGGTCTTCCACTTCGTGTAAGTCCACCTACGAGGGCTCCCGTCAGTCCTGCTCCTACTTGAGCTGCCTGCTTCGCAAACTTTAACTTCCCTCCTTTTCCATAGTGAACACCCCATAAAGCATTAGACATTTACTTTATAATGGGGGATATAAAACATTTATGTTAATAACTTAATTAGTCTAGAGCCTATTATTACCTCTAGACCTAGTGTTCCAAACGTAGTGTTCCAAATATTTTTATTAAAAATTATTCTAAACTAATCCAGTTTACTGGTTCATTCAATCTTTTTTCCCATTTTTTAAATCTTCTGTTAAGTGCATCCCGAGTCGCTTTGTCCTCCCAGATCTCCTCAATAGTGTATTGAGAGGTAACGATAAATCTTTTTGGTCTGATTTTGCAACTCCCTCCGTGAACTTGTCCGATGAACGGTTTCTCATCTGCCCACTGCTTAAGTAATCCTCCGAGGGCGACATTGAATTTGTCGATATCATCGAGTAAGACGACTTCTTCCTGTTGATACCCTGTCCACCAAATGGTGAGAGGCTTTGGGAAGTGTTCTGGGAATTGGTCCATAACGCTCCTAGATTTACCACTCCCCGACTCCCCGTGTATCCAGATACCGCATACTCCTTCGAGCGACACAACCTTGGGGAGATAATCCTGCCCGATGCGTTTAAGAGTCGAATAGTGCCTGATCCTTTCTCTCTCTGGGATTTCCTCAATAGCACCTCTCTTAGCGCATTCCCAAATGGACTTCCATCGTTCCACTTCGAGAGCTCCTTTGTCAGCTTGTTCGATAGGCTGTTCACCGTCTTCAAAGTATTCTCCATCTTTTTGACAGTACTCCTTAGCTTGGGTGTGGGTTCCTCTTCTAATCTCCACATGGCATCCCTTGAGGAACTTTCTAACTCCTCCAACTGCTCTAGGATTAGCGAATACGATATATCCTTGCAAGTGTCTGGTCCCAGATTCTCCGGTTTCTCTTCCATAGGTGAGGTACCTGCATTCGTCATTGGCGACCATTCTGTTGTATCTAGTGACATCTTCTGGTAAGTAATTATTGTGTGTAAATATGAAATTTCTGTTTTTTGACATATTAGCTAGTGTTCTGATCCACTCTTTATATACTTTTGTACCCCGCACGCCACACCCCACATAACTCCTTCGAAGTATCCTTCGCTTCGCCACAGCGGTATTAGGGGTTTAGGGTTTTTAGGGTTTTTAGGTTAAAAGGTTACCATCCCCTAGACGATGGCTAGGGTTTAGGGTTTAGGGTTTTTATCGCAGGGCCGAGGCCTGAGGTAGGTATGAAGGTTCAATATATTTATTAAGCATAATTAGCATCTAACTCTGTATCTATAACTGTTCCTGCTGCATCTGCTATGGCATATGTGTTAGCGTTTCCTTGTGTAACATTTCCTGCCCTATACATTAATCTTGGGAAATTCAATACTGAGTAAGCTTTGTATGTCAATTTTTGTATTCCTACTAACTTAACTTTAGTGGTCGTGATAGACCCTACTCCTTTTCCAGCTGTGGTATCTACTGTAGGTCCTCTTGCTGTTATGAAACTTTCATGTGCAATTCCTCTCACTCCTCCACTGTATTGTAATAAGTGTGCCATATCTAGTAATCTCTTTGGTCTAAATGTATATACATGTTTTATTTCTTCACCAGGTTGTATACTATATAGTATCTTTTTGACTACTTTCCAGTTCATATTAAATCTTTTACTCATATAAGGGCTTGCATCTAACTGGGTTTTATCATAACTACCCGACTCATTGGCCATCATCTCTACTAAACCTGCATCCCAATCTAGCAGCTCTTGATCTGCGACAAACGTCTTTTGACTTATTTTATTTTGTACTATCCATAATGTA